ATGAGCACCTGGTACACCGCCCAGGCGCTGGCCGGGCTGGCCGGCATGCCCGCTTACCCAGATGGTGTGCGTAAAAAGGCCGAGCGTGAAGAGTGGCAGAGCCGCAAGCGCGAGAAAGGCAAAGGGGCTGAATACCACATCAGCTCGCTGCCGATAGAAACCCGCCGCTATCTGGCTGAGAGAGCCGTGGCCGAGCAAGGTCAAGCCGTGACCGATCATGCTGCTGGTGGCAAGGCCATGGCCAAGTTGCTGGCGCGTGAGGTGCCGGTCAAACCGGAGGCGGGTCGCAAATTGCTGACGCTGGGGGAGGGGGCTCGCCAGAAGGTCGATGCCAGGCTGCTGATCCTGCAGGCCGCCGATATCTTTCTGGCGCCTTATCAAGCTTGCCAGCAAGGGGAAGTGGGGCGCCGTGCATTTATCGAGGCTTACCGTACCCGCAGCCTGTCACTCCCTGTGAGCGTCTATGACCGGCAAAAACCGTTCAGCCTGATCACCTTGCGTCGTTGGCAGGGGACGTTAGCTGACGAAGGCCCCGCAGCCCTCGCTGGCAACTACCAGCGGGAGCGGCCATCGACCGTGGAGCAGAGCCAGGAGCTGACCCAGTTCCTGACGGCCCTGGTCACCGCCAAACCCCATCTGGCCAACAAATGGGGCGCCCTGCACGAACTTGCCAGCCAATACAGCGAGATGAACCAGTTGGGATGGCACATCCCCAGCCAATCCTCTTTGCGTCGCTGGATGGTCAAATGGCTGAGTGACAACAAGGTGGCCTTTACCTATGCCACCAACCCCGATGCCTACAACAACAAATACCGCAGCGCGATCGAGGAGATGTACCCCTGGATGGCGCAACCCAACGACGTGTGGGAGTTCGACAGCACGCCGGTCGATGCCATGTTGGTGGATGGTCGTCACAGCATTATCGCGGTGATCGATGTGTTTACCCGCCGGGTGCGCCTGCTGGTGGCCAAGACCTCATCGAGTGAGGGGATCTGCCTGCTGCTGCGCAAGACCCTGTTGGCCTGGGGCACCCTCAACGATAACGGCGTGATGCGCACCGATAACGGCTCTGACTACGTGAGCCAGCGGGTGATGTCCATCTGCACTTTGCTGGGGATGAATGTCAGCCGCTCCAACGCCTATTCCGGGTGGGAGAAACCGCACATAGAGCGCTTTTTTCGCACCCTGAGCCACGGCCTGATCGAGTTGCTGCCCTCCTATATCGGGCACTGCGTGGCCGACCGGCAGGTGATCGAGGCACGCAAGAGCTTTGCCCAGCGGCTGGAAGAGAAACGCAAACCAGATGCCGAAAAGGAGCTCTTCGAGCTGGCTATGACGGCGGCCGAGTTGCAGAGCTTGCTCGATAACTGGCTCGATGCCCGTTACCACAACCGCAAACACAGCTCCCTGGGAATGACCCCCAACGAGAAATATGGTCATGCCCGCTATCAGCGCCGTGCCATCAGCGACGAGTCGGCGCTGGATCTGCTGCTTAACCATGTCGGTGAGGCCACCGTTTCCAAGGGCTTCATCAAGGCGGGTGGGCTCAAATACACGGCCCCTGAGCTGCTGGAGCACAACTGGAAGAGTCAGCGGGTCAGCGTGTTCCTCGACCCCAGCGATGTGGGCCGCGCCATCTTGTATCGCACAGGGGATTGGAATGAGCGGATCGAGGCAGTGAACATCGAATTGCTGGGCAATGGCGTCAGTCCGGATGCCTTCCGCGCCGCCAAACGTGCCGATGCCAAAGCGCTGGCTGGTTTTCGCCGTGAGATGCGCAATGTGGCCAAGACCTTTGGCATCGATCAGCTCCATCAGGATGTGGTGCGCCACTTCGTCTCCCAGGCGCGGGATATCGCCCAGTTTCAACGCAGCGATCTCACCCTCGATAACCCGGCGCTGGCTGCACTCTCGGGCATTGCCGCACCCGCTGAACCGGCTCAGTTCAGCGCTGCAGAACTTGCTGCCATTGAGGCCAGGCGAGAAGAGAAAGCGGCCCGAGCACAGGCGACTGCCGGGCAAGAGTCCAGAGCACTCAAGACTGAGTACGAGCAGGCCATTTATCTGGCCGAGAAGGAGTTGGATACCCCGCTGACAGAGCGGGAGAAGGAGTGGCTGACCCGATACCTCTACAGCCACAAGCTGATGGCAAAACGCATTAACCGCCATCTGGATGAAGTTCGGGCTACCCGCCGCACTCAGGCAAAAGGTTAGCGAGCAGCCCGAAAAGGCCCAAAAACAAAGGACAAAACCACTATGAAACACAAGATCGTCGAAGTCAAAAACATGATCAAGACCGAGCAGCTGCTCGACAACTTGCTCAACCGCTCCAGCATAGTGCCAGGCATTGGATTGATCCACGGCCCCTCCGGGTTTGGCAAAACCACCGCCGTCGAGTGGCTGTTCAACCAGGACGAAGTGAACGGCATCTATGTGCGCTGCTACAAGGCCGACACCGTCACCAGCCTACTGGAACAGATTGCCAAGGAGATCGGTATTCCCCAGCGCCACAACTTGCGTGCTCAGGTCGATAGCATCATCGAATCCGTGCGCGCCGAAGAGCTGGCCATCTTTGTGGATGAGGCCGACTACGTGGTCGGCAATGCCCGCATCATGGAGACGCTGCGCGATATCTACGACGCTACCGAACAACCTCTGATCCTGGTGGGCATGGAAGAGATTGCGCGCCGCATCAGCCAGCGCAAACAGCTGTTTAACCGCATCTCCCAGTGGATCGAGTTCAAACCCGCCGATCTGGAAGACGTGTCCCTCATTGCCAGTGAAATGCTGGAGGTGGACGTGGAGATCGACGATGCCCTGCTGGATCTCATCCGCAAACGCTCCAACGGCGTGGTGCGCACCATTGTTTCGGCGCTGGACAAGATCGAGAAGATGGCCATGGCCTCTGACGCCAGGATTATTCGGTTGGAGGATGTCGACGCCAGCGAACTGCTGCATGACGTGCGCCGCAGCCGTTAGCCGCCGGGAACCGGAAAATAACAACAAAGCACGGGAGGGATACCAGTGGTCGGTAAAAGCATAAATACCAATGCAGAGACGGCTTGGCAGTGGATGTGCCAGCAAGAGTCGTTTGACCTTCTGGAGCTAGCTACTGCCAGCCCATTAAAGCTGGCGAATCTGTATCTGGTTGTTCGGCGTTGGTTGGCCAGCGGCCATCTGCGGTGTGTGTACCAGAAGCCATTCGGTAAGCGTGTTTCGTTTCGAGGTAGTCGGTACCAAGTGATCGATCCATTCAATGAGCCCCAGTTTGGGTCGGGTAACAGGCAAACGAAGCACCGTAAGAAACGTCGGATACGCCGCAAAACGGTTCAACAGAAGATGTGGAACACCATGAAAATCAGTCGTTTTTTCACCCTGAGCGACCTAGCGATCACCTCAGGAGTCGATGAGGCGGGGGCCAGCACTTACACCACCTTTTTGATCCGGGCTGGATATGTCCGGTTGGTGGACAAGATTGAGCGCTTCAAGGTGAAAGGGGATCAGAACCGCTACCAGTTGATCCGTGATACCGGACGTTTTGCCCCCATGGTGCGAGCAAAACAGGGGGGATGCTGGGATCAGAACGAGCAGCATTTTTATCAGTTTGATGTGAAGGAGGCACCTCATGGAAACGTGGCTTGAGGTGTTGCAGGCCGAAGTGGCGGCCAGCTCGCTGTCCCAGGTGGCCGAGAAGCTCGGGCTCTCTCGCACCACCATCAGCCAGGTCTGCAACGAAAAGTATCCCGGCGATATGGCAAGGGTACAGACCCTGGTGGAAGGGGCCCTGATGGGCAACAAAGTGAGGTGCCCCATCCTGGGAGATATCTCGGCTCATCAGTGTCTCGCTCACCAACGCCGAGGCCCGAGCGAAGTGGGCAGTAGTCCGATGGATATCAAGCTCTGGAAGGCATGCCGCAGCGGTTGCCCCCATAGCCAGCTGACCGAGGCGCAGCAGCTTCGTCGCCCGATGCGGTTATCGGTAGAGCAGGGCTGTGGTCAACAGAAAGCTGTGCGCTATGACGCCGAGGCTACCCTCTCCCGGCTGCGCCGACAGGCCAAAAGCGATGGCGACAATGCCAGCAGCAGCCTGCGCATTCTGAGTGAGCTGCTGGCCGAGGAGCTCAAGATCTTGGGCATCAAATACAACCGGCTGCTCGACAAGGGTGAGAAGCCAGGTCAGTAAATCAACGGGCTCGGGGTGTGTGGTGGGCTCAGTGATTGACATCACAGGGAGAACGGGATGAACAGAAATCTGCAGAAGACCGCCGAGCAGTTGCGTGTCTGGCTGATGGCAAAGGGATGCAAGGTGAGCACCAGTCGGGTGCGCCACACCCCCTTGCTGGCGGTGACCGGTCCACTGCCGGAGGCGATGACCAAGCGGGCTGTGTGGGGACGTGAATGCCTCGAAGGTGTAGTGCGAGATGTCGCCATCGTGCGCTTTGGTGGGTGCTTGTTGCACTGGCGCCAGTAAGCGATCACCGAACAACAACGGGATAAATCAAGGAGAGCCTTATGCAAGAAGCACAGACCAGCAACACGACCCCGATGCGGCAGAACGCTCAGGGGCACTGGGTACCGGAATCCTTAATCGCCCCAGCGGACACGCTGCGCGACGAGGTGGTGATGACCATCATTGCGGCGGCCCGAGAGCAGCGCTCCCAATTGGCCGCCTTCAAGATCGGCGCCATGCAGCAGATCGCCGACTTCGTGGACCTCTCGGCCGAGCAGTACGGGGTGGCCTGGGGCGGAACCAAGGGCAACGTCACCCTGCTCAGTTTCGACGGTCGTTACAAGCTGATCCGGGCGGTGGGTGAGCACCGCAAATTTGATGAAAGGATCCAGGCGGCCAAGGTGCTGATCGATAGCTGCATCGAGCGCTGGAGCGACGGTGCCGATGCCAAGTTGCGGGCCTTGGTGGACCATGCGTTTCGGGTCTCCAAGGCGGGGCATATCGACGTCAACCAGGAGCTCTCCCTGCGTCAGTTGAACATAGAGGACGCCGACTGGGAGCAGGCCATGCAGGCGATCGCCGACGCCATCCAGGTGACCGGCACCAGCCAATACCTGCGGATCTACGAACGGGACGGCCAGGGCCGTTACGTCCAGATGAGCCTGGACCTGGCCAAATTGTAAGGGAGGAGTGCGCGATGGAAATCAACGTAGCACAGGCTGAAGAGCAACTGCTGCTCTGTGAACAAATCAGCGAGACCGAGGGCACCTGCTACCCCGACGACACCTATGAGGATGGCATCAAGGCCGCCTTGTTATGGGTGCTTGGGTTGGGTCCGGCACCGCTGAGCGAAGAGGAGTACCAGGATCTGATGCCGCTGCAGTTCGAACAGTAACGATGCGAAACAGGGTGGCCGCGCCGCCCTGTCTGCCCGGCGTGGTGGCCGGGTACTGATGAGCAACCAAATGAAATGATCTGGGCCCAGGTCTTCACCGCCTCGAACAAGGAGCACGGCGATGACCAAAACAGAGATGGATATTCGGCTTACCAAGATATTCAGCGCGGCCGCCATTGCACAGGCGACCCCTGATAAACGGGCTGTGTGCAAACAGCTCAAACAGTTTGATAAAGAGGCGAGAGCCCGTGGCTTTCACGCGCTGGCCGGAGAAGCCTGCCAGATGCGCTGGCAACTGGTGGCTGAACTGCAGCAGGCCAAATCGGCCAGAGATTGTGGTGGGGTACACAGAACTGGGGATCGCCATGGCCATCTATAGCCCCCTGCTGGCCCCCCATATTCTGGCTCGCCGTCTGCAAAGCGGTCGGGCTTGTATCACCGAACTGGGGCTGGAGCAGCGCTGTCCCCGTTGTGGCGAGTTCTGGCCATGGGATACCGAGTTTTTTGGTGTGGCGAGCGATGCCTCTGGGCTCTCCAGTTGGTGTCGGGGGTGCCTCAATGAACACTACCAACAGCTGAGGGTGGCCGGGCTGCACTATGACAGCAAGGCAGAACGGGGAGGGGATAGGTGATGGACAAGCGCAGCAAATTGATCCGGCTGGTACAGGTGGGGCGCCGTGCGTTGGCGCTCGATGACGAGTGTTACCGCGACCTGTTGGCCAGCCACACCGGCAAGCGCAGCGCCGCCCTGTTGAACGAACAGGAGCTGGAACAGGTGCTGACTGCCTTCAAGGCGGCGGGCTTTATTCCCAAGCCTGCTCGCCATACGGCCAATAAACGGTTGAGTCCTGCGGCCGGTAGCCACATCAGGGTCAATGAAATTGCCAAGATCAGGGCTATCTGGTGCGAGATGGCCCGCCTTGGCATCGTCAGGGATGGCTCGGAAACCGCATTAAACCATTGGATACAACGGATGACAGCCCGTTTAAATGGTGGGGTAGGGGTGTCCGAGGTGGGCTGGTTGGATGCGCCTCTGGCCGTCAAAGTGCTGGAGGCGCTGAAAAAGTGGAATAGTCGTAAGTATAATTAGTCAACAAATTTACTGTGGCTAAGTGCTGAACCAGCAGACATAAGGTTGTACTTCTTTAAGTACGTACGAACACTAGATATTGACATGTTAAGTTCTTCTGCAATATCTGTCGTGCTCATTCCGTTATTTGCCATTTCATAAATCAATATAGATACATCTTTAATTTCAATATCATTTTTAGATGACGGGCGATTAATCTTGGTGTTTTCAAGATTGTTCAAACGGATTTGAAGTGAACGTGTATGTTCAAGAATTTCTGCAAGAATGTCTTTTTCTGGTCGAGCTTTGGCTTTTTCTGTAATCGGTGTATCAGCAATAATGGCTTGAAATCGTTGTTCAAATTGCGCCCAATAAGTGTCCAGAACCTTTGTCAGAATAGCGGTGTCTAGGCGGTTATCCCCTAAGCGGTTGTTGAGCGTATGCACCAGGGCATAAATACCATCTTGGTCTGGCTTGGTATGGTTGAATTGAGCCAGAGGATCTCGGATATCGTGAGGTTCCAGGTCGATCAGCAGGGTACAGACCCGAGAGTTGGACAGCCCCTTGGCCAGTGCGCCAGCCTCAAAGAGTATCCAGGGTTTCTCTTTGTTCTCTTGGGTCAGACAGATGATGCCGGTTGTCACATCCTGCAACTGGTCTTGGATTTCGCTAAACCAGAGTGAACCTCGGTCAATATCCTTGGTGGAGATCCACGGGCGGATCGCCTGCAATACGCAGCGTAGCCACTCATCCAGTAGCGTTGCCACTTGTTTGCTACGCTCCCCTGACCAACTCAGAAATACCTTCATCGCTTACCCCATTAACCCGCTGATTGAGATATGGGATTTTATCTGATGGGCTAAATAGGGGCCAGCAGAATCCTAGTCACTCCACCGCGCCAGCAAGCGAGCTATAAAGCCGAGTAAACCAGGCTGGTGATAATAGTTCTCCAGATTTCCCGCCAGCAATTTCAATCCGGCCACCAGAATACCTAGCCAGAGCAAGATTTCTCCAAGACGTTCAGCCCAGTGCAGACGACGCCCGATGAGCTGATCAAGGAAAGGAGTAAGATTGAACGTCCCATTGGGGGTTGCTTGGGATTGTGATGCGATCAGGCTCTGCATGAACCAAGGCACTAACAAGGAGAAGATAATAAACCCTGTAATTCCAAGCAGTAGTGCTCTTTTCCAACTGATACGTAGCATGGTGCTGGCGGTATCGCCAACGAGAGAATTGTGTCGGCGCCGATAGAAACGTCGAGCCATATACCCCTCCTTAGGTTTGGCAATCAGAGGACTCAGTATGCGCTAAAAAATGTGCGTGCAAAATGGCCTGTGTTCTAATCGGCGCACCGCTTTTTGTGTTTTGTTGGGGGAGTCATGGAACAGAATCAGGATCTCTTTGCCGATGATCACGCCTCGCTGGGGCAACTGGTCGATCGCCTCGACCAGATCCCGGCCTCTGAACTGACAGCAAAATGGCCCAAAGCCCTGAGCGAGCTGGTGGATGTGCTGGCCTGCGAACTGGCAAGAGGGGGGATGGGGCCCGAGCAAGCCAGGGCTCAGGCCCGCAAGCTGGCATTGGTGCAGGCCCACTATATGGGGGGCCGTGCCTACTACATCCCAACTGGGGATCATCTCAAGGCAGCACTGCGGGACAGAGCTATCTGGGACGAGTTTAACGGCCGCAATATCGACCAATTGGCTCGCAAGCATGGGCTCTCAGTACCACAAACCTATGCGGTAGTGGCAGAACAACGGCAGCTTATGAAGCGCAGAATGCAAAGAGAGCTGTTTTGAACGCATTGGATAATCGTTGTCAACACAAGCGATAAACACTATAGTTTTGTTCCAAGACATCATTTTAAGTGCTTGAATGATCAATAAATACAACATGTGGTGTTTGGCTATGCCAGTTACCACAACATATAGTAAGGAGGGCGAAAAATGGCTGCAAAATTGTTTACCTTGATTGCTACTCCGGTTGAGTGGTTGTCGGATCGATTTGGTAGTTCTAGCCTGTCGTTGGATGAAGATAAGGCGAAATCTGCTTCTGTGATCGTTGATAAAGATGGCAATGTGCAAGTTAATATGCAAAGCGAAGCATTTCAACGTGCATTTCAACAATCGGTTTATGAATTGAGCCGTGCGAATGTTTCGAGGATTCGTAAAGGATAAATTGGAGAAGAGCATTTGGGAGCGTTCTTACTTTTTGTTGTGTTAACAATAGGTTTTATCTATACATCCCGAGACTTGGAAGCTAGATATAAACAGAAAAAATCTACTAACTGGGAGTCCTACTCGCATATGGCGTTGTGGGGCTTTGTTTTTTGGGGGCTTGGTGGAGTTATCGTCTCAATATTTTGGTTATTGCTTGCCATTGTTAGCTACATAATTACTTTCATCGGTTGTTTTTTTTCAGAAACATTTATTGTTGAGTGGCACTCAAAATTCCATGATTGGACGATGGTTGAAACAAGTGTTCCTTTGTGCATATCCTTGATTATGGGAGCTGTTTTTGCATGGGGCGTCACAGAGGACCGAGCAAGAAAAACAAAAGAAGATCCACAAGCAAGATTGAATGTGATTCAAAAAATAGCAGCTTCTGACAACATTCAACTTCTTTTGATTGAATCGTCAAGAAAACAGCTGAGAGTAATGCTGACGCTAAAGTCCCGCAAGGTTTATATTGGCTTTATTAAGCAATTTGCCCATGAGCAAGTTGTGCCTGGTGACGAGGACATAGTGGTCATTCCACTCATTAGTGGATATCGAGATAAAGACTCTTTGACGTTCCACGAATCCCACAGTTACGTCACCTTTTATGACGAAAATGGTATCGGGCCGGATACGCAGCCATTGAGTCTGGATGATTTTCGGGTCGTTATACCTAGAGAGCAGATCGAATCAGTATCTCTATTCGATGCTAAAACCTATGTTGCATTTCAAACTCAGCCATGTGATGGCGCGGCTAGGCTTGCAGTAGGCCCTGTTAAACCAGGGTAAGACTAACCCACCATAAACCCCTGCCCATAAGGCCCCTCGGTACGCTGCGATAACGCAGTTAATCGAGGGGCCTTTTATGTTGCCTGATACCTATCCCATAGCGCTTGCCTGGTTGCTTCGTCCCGATGTGGAAGGGGGCGAGGTCAACCACCCGGCCGACCGGGGCGGCCACACCAAGTTCGGCATGGCCGATGCCGCCGACGGCAAGAAAGACGGCATGCTCGACCTCGATCGGGATGGCCGGCCGGACATTGCCGTCAGCAATGCGACCCCTGCCCACGCCCAGCTGTTTTACCGCGCGAACTACTGGTTGCCCGCCCGTTGCGATCGGGTCGATAGCGTCTGCCCGCTGATTGCCATTGCCCTGTTCGACGGTGCCGTGCATCACGGCCCAGGCCGCTCGGTGCGCCAGCTGCAGCAGGCGCTTGGCGTCTTGGCCGATGGGCTACTGGGCTCCCATACCTTGCGGGTGCTGGCCGCCAAGACTAGTCGGGACGGTGGCCGTGCCCTGTTGCTGACACTGCTGGAAATCCGCGCAGGTTTTATGCTCGGCATCGTGCGCAAAGACCCCAGCCAGTGGGCCAATGCCCACGGCTGGAGCAACCGCCTGCTGCGCCTGCAGAGCTACCTGCTCTCGACCCGGTTCGGTTAGGGGGCGGCATGAGCAAACCCAGCCTCACCAACAAGCGCCAACGGGCCCAGCAGCGGATCCAGATTGCCGGTTACTTCGGCATCCCTGAGCTCAAGAACCCCCGTTATCTCCTCTGTTTCAAAGATGGGCGTCGTGCCCATCTCAAGGCCGCCTTGGCCGGTGCGGATTTGGAGGCCATCCCGCTCTACAGCCATCACCCTACTCGCCAATCCCTGTTTGCCCAAGGCTGGCGGTCGGTGGGCGAGCTGGATCGCCTGCGGACCCGTGCCCGTCGTTCCAAATATCAAGAGAAGGAAACCCATCATGCCTGATTCCCTGTTACCCCAAGCAAAACCGGCGCTCAAGAGCCGCGCCGTGATCGGTGGTGTCATCGCCGTGGGGGCCGGCATTGCCGGCCTGTTCGGCGTACCGGTCGATGTCGGCACCCAGGCTAGTCTGGTCTCCACTGCTGTGGATCTGGCCAGTGCCATCGGCGGCTTGCTGGCAATCTGGGGCCGCCTCAAGGCGACTCACGTCATCAAATAACCGGTTCGCAAGGAGACGCCCTTGAGCGACCCCATAGACCGCGCCCAGCAGCTCGACGCCGAGCGGACCGGGCGCCTTATTGCCGCCCACCGGGCAAGGCCGAAACCCCGGGGCGATGGCATTTGTTGCGATTGTGATGAGCCCATCCCGATTGCACGGCTGCAAGCCGAACCCGATGCGCCGCGCTGCATCGAATGCCAGACCCTATTCGAGCGCAAGGAGGCTGTCCGTGTGGGATTTCATCGTTAAGAACTGGGGGCCCTTATATGCCCTGGCAAGCCTGGTTGGGCTGGTGGTCATCATCCTGCTCTCCAAGACCTACGCCAAACGGGAGGATCTCACCGCTCTGGTACAGCGGGTTCAACGGGTAGAGCAGGTATTGGCTGACCTGCCGAGTGAGAAGGAGTTGCACAAGCTGCAGCTGGAGATAAGCGAACTGCGTGGCGAGCTGCGGGAGGTCAAGCCGGAGCTGCGCCAGGCGCGCCGGCTCGCCGACATGTTGCTGGAGAACGAGCTGGCATCGGTACAGAAGGAGAAGGCATGAGCATTCAAGCAATATTGGACGCCCAGCAACGCCTGGTGATCTTGCGCTCCCTGCTCGATATCGGTGGCGCGGCCAACGAATCGATCTTGAACGATTGCCTCGATCAGCTCGGCACCGGCCGGGTGACCCGGGATCGGGTCAAAACCCTGCTGGCCTGGCTGGAAGAGCAGGGGCTGGTGCGCATCGAGCGTCTCGTCCAGGTGCAGGTGGCCCACCTCACCGGTCGGGGCCAGGACGTGGCCGAGGGGCGCGCCTCGGTGCCTGGCGTCAAGAAGCCTCGTGCCGAGGATTGAGGGAGGATGACCATGGCCGAGAAACCGACTCGAGGCCGCGCCAGCAAGGTATGGCTGCTGCCCGAGGCTATCCGCAACGCCCTCAACGAGATGCTGCGGGATCGGGCTAACAGCCAGACCGCCATCCTGGATGAGATCAATGGCCTTATCGAGGAGGCAGGGCTACCCGGCGATCTCAAGCTCTCCCGCTCAGGGCTCAGCCGCCACGCCAGCCAGGTGGAACAGGTTGGCCAGCACCTGCGCGACTTGCGGGAGACCACGGCGGCGCTCACCTCCCAGCTCGGTGACAAGCCGATGGGGGAGACCACCAAGCTCATCCTGGAGCTCGGCCGCTCCCAGCTGTTCAAGGCGATGCTGGCCCAGGTGCAGAACCCGGAGGAGGTGGTGGATATCGACATGCTGAAAAACGCCATGCTGGCGGCACAGCGGCTCGAATCTACGGCCATGCAGAGCCACAAGCGGGAGAAGGAAATCCGCCAGGCCTTCGCCGAGGAGGTGGCCGCCAAGACCGAGGCTATCGTCACTCAGGCGGGACTGAGCGGTGAAGCCGCTGCCGCTATTCGCCGTGAAATCCTGGGGATCGCCTGATGACCACGATCGCCCAACAACTGGCCCAGTCCCTCGGTACTGAATACAACCCCGACGAGGTGCTGCTGCCCTACCAGCGCATCTGGATTGCCGACGAGAGCCCGCTCAAGATAGCCGAGAAGAGCCGCCGTACCGGGATCACCTGGGCGGAGGCTGCCGATGCCACGCTGACGGCCTCCAAGGCCAAGTCGGCCGGCGGCGGTCACCACTTCTATGTGGGCAGCAACAAGGAGATGGCCCGCGAGTTTATCGACGCCGTGGCCATGTGGGCCAAGGCGTACAACAAGGCGGCCGGCGAGATCCAGGAGGAGGTGTTCACCGACGATGAGGACAAGGCAATCCTCACCTTCGTGGTCTATTTCGCCTCGGGCTTCAAGGTGCAAGCGCTCTCCAGCAACCCTTCCAACCTGCGGGGGATGCAGGGCAATGTCACCATCGACGAGGCCGCCTTCCACGACCGGCTGGCCGAGGTGCTGAAAGCTGCGCTGGCGCTCACCATGTGGGGCGCCAAGGTACGCCTTATCAGTACCCACAACGGCGTGGACAACCTGTTTAACCAGCTGATCGGCGACAGCCGCGCCGGCAAGAAGCGTTACTCCATCCACACCATCACGCTGGACGACGCCTGCCGCCAGGGGCTCTATCGCCGCATCTGCCAGATCAAAGGCATGTCCTGGTCCCAAGAGGCAGAGGATGCCTGGAAGGCGGGCCTGCTGAAAGACACCGCCACCGAAGAGGATGCGCTGGAGGAGTATTTCTGCGTACCCAAGCAGAGTAGCGGCGCCTATATCAAGCGCACCCTGATCGAGCGGGCCATGCAGCCGGATATCCCCATCCTGCGCTTCACTTCCCCTGCGGACTTCGAGCTGCAAAGTGAGGAGACCCGCAAGGCGGTAGCGGAGATCTGGTGTGAGGAGAACCTCAAGCCCTGCCTGGAAGCGCTCGATCGCAATTGCCGTCATGTACTGGGGGAGGACTTCGCCCGCAAGGGGGATCTCTCGGTGTTCGTCCCGCTTTCCATCGCAACCAGCCTGCGCAAACGGGTGCCCTTCGTGGTGGAGCTGGTCAATGCCCCCTATGAGACCCAGCGCCAGATCCTGTTTTACCTACTGCAGGGACTGCACCGCTTCACCGCGGCGGCCTTCGATGCTACCGGCAACGGCGGCTATCTGGCAGAGGCAGCCCGGCTGCGCTGGGGCGCCAGCATGATCGAGTGCGTGATGCTCAATGACCCCTGGTATCGGGAGTGGATGCCCAAGCTCAAGGCCGAATTTGAGGACGACAACCTGGTGATCCCGCGCCATGCGGACGTGCAGGACGATCTGGGCAAGATCCAGGTCATCAACGGCATCCCCAAGATCGACAAGGGCAAGAACACCGGCCAGGGCGGCCAGCAGCGCCACGGCGACTTTGCGGTGGCGCTGGCCATGGCGGTGCGGGCCAGCTGGATGGAGGGGGGCGCCATCGAGTTCACCCCCTTGCCAGGCAAGCACGGGCGTGACCGCAGCGACGACTATCACCCATCCCTCGGAACGAGGGATCTGATCAAAAGTGAGAGAGGGGGTTGGTAATGGCCGGACTCATCGACATTCATGGCAACGCGCTGCGCCTGCAAAAGGAGCCGCAGACCGAAAGCGACGCCAAGCTGGCCCAGTTGCGCCGCCACTATAGCGAGCACCCGACCGTGGGGCTGACGCCCGGCAAGGCTGCGGCAGCGCTGAAAGAGGCGGAGGAGGGGAGCCTCATCGCCCAGAGCGAGCTGGCCGAGGATATGGAGGAGAAGGACGCCCACCTGCAGAGCGAGCTCGGCAAGCGGCGCCGGTCCCTGCTCGGGGTGAGCTGGATCATTGAACCTCCCCGCAATGCCACCCCCGCCGAGCAGCGCGACTGTGAGATGATCCGCGAGCTGCTGGAGGACTTCACCTGGCTGGACGATGCCATCTTCGACGCCACCGATGCGGTGCTCAAGGGGTTCAGCGCCCAGGAGTTCAGTGGCTGGGAGATGGTGGAGGGGCTGCAGCTCCCCACCGGCATCGTCTGGCGTGATCCCGCCTGGTTCCAGACCCACCCGGATGACTGGAGCCAGTTGCGGCTGCGGGACGGCAGCAAGGAGGGGGCTGCCCTCAACCCGTTTGGCTGGGTGGTCCACAAGGCCAAGTCGAAGTCCGGCTATCTCGCCCGCACCGGCCTTATCCGCACCCTAGTCTGGCCCTTCCTGTTTAAGAACTACAGCGTGCGTGATCTCGCCGAGTTCCTGGAGATCTATGGCCTGCCGGTGCGCCTCGGCAAATACCCGGAAGGGGCGACCGAGAAGGAGAAATCCACCTTGCTGCAGGCGGTGCTCTCCATCGGCCACAATGCGGGCGGCATCATCCCCCGGGGGATGGAGATCGAGTTCCAGAATGCGGCCAATGGTCAGGCCGATCCCTTTGTGGTGATGATGGACTGGTGCGAGCGTTCCATGAGCAAGGCCATCCTGGGGGGCACCTTGACCAGCCAGGCCGATGGCAAGAGCTCGACCAATGCGCTCGGCAACGTCCATAACGAGGTGCGCCAGGAGGTGCGAGATGCGGACCTTCGCCAGCTTGCCGCCACCCTGACCCGGGATTTGGTCTATCCGCTGTTTGCCCTGAACGGCAAGAGCTTCCAGGGGCCGCGCCGCTGCCCGCGCCTGGAGTTCGACGTGACCGAGCCGGAGGACATGCGTGATCTGGCCTATCCGCTGCGGGCCCTGGTGGGCATGGGGATGCAGATCCCGGCGCAGTGGGTGCGAGACAAACTGCAGATCCCGGCGCCCAAGGAAGGGGAAGAGGTGCTGGTCATCGTCGATAAGCAGGCTGGGGCCGGGGAGGTGGCCCTGACGGCGCAGGGATTGGTGGCGCTGGCGGCAAAGCACCCTGTCCAGGGAGATAATAACGATGCGCAGCTGGCCCGGCTGCAGGCTGAGGTTGCCCCCTTGCTCGCTGGCATGACCGATGCCGTCCAGGCACTGGTGATGCAGGCCACCACCCTGGAGGAGATCCGGGACGGCTTGCTGGCGCTGGAGCCCAACCTCAGTCATGACGAACTGGGTGCCCTGCTGGCCCAGGCCATTGCCGCCAGCGAACTGCTCGGCATGCTGGAGATGGAGGAGGGCAACTGATGCCCGTTCGTTACGGCAGTCTGCCGTTCGAGGAGGCGATCACCTTCTTTCGCCAGAAGCTGAATATGCCGAGCGAGCGTTGGGCCGATGTGTGGCGGGATGCCCATAACCGCGCCTTTATGGTGGCGGGGGCGACCAAGACGGACTTGCTGGCGGACCTGCGCGGGGCGGTGGACAAGGCGATCAGCGAGGGGCAATCCCTCGGTGCTTTCCAGAAGGCGTTCAAGGATATCGTGGCGCGCCACGGTTGGGAGCATACCGGCCCGGCGTCCTGGCGCTCTCGCGTCATCTTCGAGACCAACCTGCGCCAGAGCTACAACGCCGGGCGGGATGACCAGATTGAGCGCATCAAGCACAAGCGCACCTATGCCCTCTATCGTCACGGCGACTCCGAGCATCCCAGGGAGCTGCACCTCAAGTGGAACAACCTGGTGCTGCCGGTGGACGACCCCTGGTGGGAGACCCACAGCCCCAGCAACGGCTATGGCTGCAAGTGCAAGAAGTTCCTGCTCTCCGAGGCGGATCTCAAGCGTCGGGGGTTGACGGTGGGCCAGGCACCGGATGACGGCGATTATGAGTGGGTGGACAAGGCGACCGGAGAGATACACCGGATCCCCCGTGGCATCGACCCGGGTTTTGACTACCGGCCGCAGACGCCGGCCGCCCTGACTGAGGCGGTGGCCAAGCGGGAGGCGGCGAAACCTGCGCTGGCCGAGCGCTTGCCGCAGCGGTTGGTGGAGAGCGCCTTTTCGACGGCTAGGGGGGTGACGGCGCAGGGGGCCAGCGATCTGCTGGCCCAGCTACCCGCACCCCAGCGCGAGCCCTTGGCGGCCTTCCTCAAGGCGCACCCAATCAAGACCCTGTTTATCAAGCAGACCGAGATGGGCAAGGGGGCGGCCGGGCTCAAGGTTGCGCCGGCCATTGCCGAGTACCTGGGCACAGCCCCTTACCAGGTGCGCTCCCTTTATCACACGCGCCGGGCCAGTGCGACCAACGGCTTTACGGCCAAAAGTTGGGGCCATCTGGTTATCAAGGTCAAGGCGGGTGATACACTCAAAGCGGTGGATATGCAGGCGGTGCAAGCGGCGGCGGCCGAGGTGGTGACCGATGCCCATGCCAATACCGGGCCCCGTCAGTGGCGGCCAAGGGGCACCAGCGGCGAGACCCTGCGACGTCATTGGAGCATATCCGCCAACGTTGGCGGCAAGCAGGGGGAATCAGCCCAACGGCTCTCCACCTGGTTGCACGAGCTGGGTCACCAGGTTCACTTCTGGGCCGGGGAGCCTGATCTGACGGGTGTGGGGCTGCTGACGGAATATGCTGGCAAGACCAGGATGGAAGCCGCCGCCGAGGCGTTCGTGGCCTGGGTCTTGGCGAGGGACGCTATGGTGGCGCACTTCCCCGAACTGGCCAAACGGGTGGAGGCCATGCTGGCCCAGGCCACGGCCGCCAGCCGCAAAGGAGAGAAAGGATGACCCTGTTGGATCAAGCCAGCGCCCTGCTGGCAGAAGATGGCCCCTTTACCCTGGCACAGGCCAAGGCGCTGGATGCCTTGTGCGAACAAGCCCGGGGCGAAGAGGCTGATATGTTGGGGGATCTCTGGGAGGCAGCTATGCTGTCGGCCGACGAGGAGGCCCTGCACTTTATGACCACCTTCGAGGATGACGTCTGATGGCCGGCAGCTTTATCGCCATCAGCCACCACGGGGTGGCCGATGCCCATGAATTGCTGGCCAGGCTCTATCAGCGCACCGGCGACTTGAGCGAGCCCCTGGCGGATATCGGGGAAGGGCTGGCGCTCTCCCATCGGGATCGCTGGGATGCGCAGGAGACCCCGGAAGGGGAGCCCTGGGCCCCTCTCTCGGACAAGTACCGCGCCCGCAAGCCCCGCCATGCTGACGAGGTGCTGCGCCTCAATGGCGATCTGCGCGACACCCTCAACTATCAGGCCGATCCCCAGGCCCTCTACTTCGGCACCCCGCTGGAATATGGCGCCGCTCACCAGTTCGGCCGCGCCGAGATTAACCTGCCCGAGCGCCCCTATCTGGGGTTGTCTGACTTTGATCAACAGAACGTGCTGGAGATCTTGGAAAGCTATTTAATGCTGGATACAGCCTAAGCTCTCCAGGCATGTCTGAGCTATCTACGTGCAGCGAAGGTATGGCAGATCCCTTACAAAGATAAATACAGCCGTTTAAACAGCATTAAACCCCATATCTATGTCTCGGTTAATCAGCAACAACTGCTCCCGACTGTTAACGATGAGGAGATTGTTTATTGAGTGTTATTACACTACGATTCGTACTTAAACGGAATTTCAAGATAATGCTGAGATAACAAGGAGATAATATGAATAGGTACCCTTCTGCAATGATTATCATCCATTGGGTAAGTGTCCTACTGGTGATAACCGCTTACGTGACCAGTGGTGATCCGACCCGAGGACACAGCAGTATGGATTTCTTGATTGGACAGATACATGTGTTGTCGGGGGCTCTTTTATTCATTCTTGTTTTTGGGCGACTGTTGGCTCGTGCCATGCTCCCTTTACCTCAGATTATCACCCATACACCCTTGTTTACTGTTGCCGCCAAGGTGGGGCATGGAATGCTCTATATCTTTATGCTGCTAACGCCAATAGCTGGGTGGTGCAAGTTATCAAGTAAAGTCACTTACTTTAATGCCATCGTATTCGAGCTACCTCTATTAACTAGTCCCGGTCAATTCTTGCATCAGCTTGGTAATTATCATCAGACAATCGGTAATGTTTTCATCACACTGGTCGGACTGCATGCTGCGGCCGCTTTGTTGCACCACTACTACTTCAAAGATGGCACATTGAAGAAGATGCTTCCGAGATAGCGGAAGAGTTCTGCATTAGTATGGTTATTAACCCACCATAAACCCCGTCTCTTTTCATGCCGCCGCATTATGGCGGCATGAATATATCCAAGACTCCATACTCAGCGCCCTTCGTGGCCACCCTCCAAGCCAACCCCGTCAGCGGGGAGCGGCTGGCGGTGCTTGATGCGCAACTCACCCCTCAAGGCGATGGCTGGTACCAGCTGTTGCCGGTCGGCCCCTTTAAGGCCCGTGATGGCCGCCCGTTCGATGTGGCGAGTGGCTACTGGCAACTGGACGGGCAGATCGCGGCTGCCCTGATTGCCCGTGCCAAAGCGCTTGGGCAAGACATCCTCATCGACTACGACCACCAAACCCTCAAGACCGACCAGAACGGCCAGCCAGCTCCGGCGGCCGGTTGGTACAACAGCAACGAAATCGAGTGGCGCGAGGGCCAGGGCCTCTTTATCAAGCCGCGTTGGACGGAGCGGGCTGCCGCCTTGGTGGCCGCCAAAGAGTACCGATTCCTTTCTGCAGTCTTTCCCTATGACGCCCAGGGCCGCCCGCTGGAACTGCGGATGACCGCCATCACCAATGATCCTGGTGTGGTAGGTATGCAGGCACTGGCAGCTCTCAGTGCCTTACCCCTTAAGACCAATCAACCCGGCCAGTTGGCCACTGTACCCAAGGAGAGACCCATGAACGAGGCAATGCTCGCCCTGCTGGCCAAGCTGGGCATTCAGGTGGAGGAGGGCTGCGAGCTCACCGCCGAACAGGGACAGGCTGCCCTGTCGGCCCTCGACACCCTGCAAAGCGCGGCAGGCAAAACTGCCAGCGCAGAAGCCGCTTTGGCTGCCCTCAAGGCCCAGCCGGTGCAACAGGGCGGCCAGATTGACTTGGCCAAGTATGTGCCGGTGGAGACCTATAACGCCCTGGTGACTGAAGTGGCCACGTTGAGCGCCAAGGTCGAGACCACGGATGCCACGACCCTGATCAAAGAGGCCCGTGCCCAGGGCAAGGTGGTGGCCGCAGAAGAAGAGTATTTGACCGCCTATGCCGCCCAGAAGGGGGTGGCAGCCCTCAAGGCATTGCTGGAGCCCCGTCCGGCGATTGCCGCCCTGGCCGCCAGCCAGACCACCCAGGTGACCCTGCCCGAGAAGAAGGGGGATGCGGTGCTCTCGGCGGATGACAAGTATGCCGCCGACCAGCTCGGTATCAGCCACGAGGAGTTTGCCAAGGCCAAGCAGGCTTAAGCGCAGACCCTACCACGCCATTTATCCAGAGAAGGAACACCCGTATGGCCATTGTTACTCCTGCGCTGTTGCAGGCCCTCTTCACCGGCTTCAAGAAGAACTTTGAAGACGCCAAGGGTGAAGCACCTGCCCAGTACACCAAGATCGCCACCGTGATCAAATCGACCACCAAGTCCAACACCTATGGCTGGCTGGGCAAGTTCCCCAGTCTGCGCAAGTGGGTTGGTGATCGTGTGATCGAGTCGATGAAGGCGCACGGTTACCAGATCGTCAACGAAGACTTCGAGGCGACCGTGGGGGTGGATCGCAACGATATCGAGGACGACGAGCTGGGCATTTACGCCCCGCTGTTCGCCGAGATGGGACGCTCGGCCGGGGTACATCCTGACGAGCTCTGCTTCGGTCTGCTCGGTGCCGGTTTCACCAGCCCCTGCTATGACGGCCAGTACTTCTTCGACACCGATCACCCGGTCTATCCCAAGGCTGATGGTACCGGCACCGCCGTGGTGGCCGCCAACCTGGTAGTGGATGGCGCCTATACGGGCGAGCCCTGGTTCCTGCTCGACACCAGCCGCGCCCTCAAGCCCATCATCTTCCAGGATCGCAAGGCACCGCAGCTTATCGCCATGACCAAGGTTGACGACGAGGCGGTGTTCACCCGCAAGGAGTTCCGTTACGGGATGGACTGCCGCGATGCCGCCGGCTTCGGCTTCTGGCAACTGGCGTTCGCCAACAAGCGAGCCCTGACCCCCGACAACCTGTGGGATGCCTTCAGCCGGATGCGCGAGTTCCAGGCGGATGGTGGCCGCAAGCTCGGCATCAAGCCGACCCTGTTGGTAGTGCCAGCGTCGCTTGAGAAGCTGGCAACCCAGATGCTGGAGCGCGAGCTCTCCGAGAGCTCCAGCAACGAGCTCAAGGGCAAGCTGGAACTGGTGGTGGCTGATTATTTGTAAACCAGAGCTGTAACCCAGAACGTGCTGTTTAACGGTGGGGTTAAACCGTCCCAGTCCGGGCGTTTAACCCCCGTTTAAACCGGTTTTCGGCTTGAACAAGACAGAGGGAAACATGAGATGGCTATTCGAGTGCGCGTTATATCGAAACTTCATCAGGGCTATCACCGGGCAGGCCAGGCGATTGCACCTGGTGAGTCTGAGCTGGTTGTGTCGGATCTGCAGTGCGAGGCCTTGGAAGGGGATCCGCGTCTGGTGGTTGTCCGTTTGGCTGAGGATATGGCGGGTCCCGAGTCGGCGCAGGATGCACCGCAGACGGCGGGGGATCTGGACGACGCAACACTGGACGGTGTGAGTGCAGAGCCAGGCAGCCCGGCCCCTGAGGTCGCAGCCCCTGCGCCCGTGACCGCCAGTGGCAAGGGTAAGGGTAAATGAGCTACGCCAGTGTCAGCGACATGGTGATCCGCTTTGGTGAGGCGGAGCTACTGCGCCTCGCTATAACCCCGACCGGTGAGCTGGATCAGGCGGCCATCACTATCGCCCTGCAGGATGCAGGCGCCTTGATCGATGGCTATCTGGCGGGTCGCTATCCCTTGCCGCTGGCCCATATCCCGAGTGCCCTGGTACCTATCTGCGCCGATATCGCCCGTCACCGTCTCTATGGTGAACAGGCACCGGAGCAGATAGCCAAGCGCAATGAGGCTGCTCTGGCCTTCCTCAAATCGGTGGGCAAGGGGGAGCTGGCGCTGGGGTTGGCATCCGATGGCGCCACCCTGGAGAGCCAGAATCTGGCTCAACTGCAGTCGGATGGTCGGGTGTTCGGGCGGGATAAGGGGGGCTTTCTATGAGCCAGCCCACCAACCAGTCTGGCACCGAACTCGACTACCTGCAGGCGGGCGAGCGGCTGCGTGAGCTGCTGACCCCCCTGAAAACCAGGGGGCTCAAGGAGGTGTTTGTGGCCACTGATGTGGCAGCCATCGCCAATCTGGGCCAGCACAGTCCGGCGGTGCATGTGGTCTATCAGGGTGAACGTGAGAGCGAAGGCTCTCAGTCGGGCCGGGCCAGCAGCTTTGATCAGCTCTGGTTGCTGGTGCTGGTGCATCGTGCCAGCCCCAAGGAGGTCAGTGCCGGAGTGTGGCTTGCCCGCATCCTGCAGGCCGTTAGTGGGCGAGCATGTGGTGACAGTACCTTTCGCCGCGAAACCCCACCGGTAAAACCCAGTTACAGCGGCGGTGCGGCTTACTTGCCGCTTGCCTTTACTACCCGAGTGAAATTCAAAGGAGAGCGATGATGAGCGAAACACTGCACCTGGAAGGGGATCTCTTTATCGAGACCTTTACCAACGGAGTCTCGGCCGGGGTGATTGGCCCCATCGATGTGGATAGCCTGGAAGTGAAACCCGACAGCCAGAAGATCTCGATTCCCAGCAAGCGCAAGGGGCAATATGGTCAGGCGCGGGAGAACTACCATATTCCCAAGCCTGCCATGGTCACCATCAAGACCACCGAGATCCCGCCGGTGCTGTTGGCCGCCGCCTTTATGGGCCTGGAGAGTCCCATCAATCAGGGGGCCGGGACGCTGACTGATCTGCAGGTCGCTCTGCCTGCGTATCCTAAATGGGCGCCGCTCGGCAAGAGCAACATTGCCGCAACTGGCTTGGACATCAAGGAAGGGACTACTCCGCTGGTGGTGGGTACCGATATCGAGGTCAACTATGCGCTCGGGCTGGTACGTGCGATCAAGGGTGGCTCGGTGGCGGATGGCGGCAGCCTGACGGTCAGCGGTACCTATAATGCTGTGACTGGTACCCGCATCGCGGGCAACATCCAGCCTGAGATCAAGGCGCGACTGCTGCTTGATGGCCGCAGTATCGTCAGTGGCGAAGCCATCAAATTGACAGTGCCCCGTGCCAGCTTGTCCCCCAAGAAGGCGGTGGACTTTATGAGCGACAAGCCCATCGAGATCGAGCTGGAGGGGGAGCTGCTGGCCGTGGATGGCGAAACTGCCCCCTTCTATGTGGATCGGCCGGTGACTGCGTGAGGGTTGAAGAATGGAAAACGGCGGGGTAGACCCGCCGTTCTGATTGAGAAATGGATATGATGAGTCACTTTCCTTCGACGGGGACGACCTCTCGCTGGCGCATCGTCAAATACCCTACAAGCAATATGATGCAGACAAAGAACATTTCGCTGACAGCCATAGCTCCAAACCCCATACCTCCGTGCTTGGTCGATTGGGACAACAAATCTCCGATGGATGCTCCTAGAGGGCGAGTCAATATGTAGGCAATCCAGAAGGTGAGCACGGCATTCATTCTAAAGCCCCAGTGTGCTAACGCTGTCAATGCGATAAGGCCGCTGAATAACAATACGGAATTGAGATAACCGATATTCATGCCCTCCGAAACCCAATCGCCAGCGGCTGTTCCAAGAGCAAATGTGACCAGTATGGCAAGCCAGTAGAATTTTTCGCGGGTGAGGGTATTGATAGAGCGAATTGACAGAGTTCCTTCATGTCGGAACCAGATAGCAAACGTCACCAGCAGTAATACCGTAAACACTGAGGTAGAGAGCCAGAGCGGAACTCCGACCTGATCAGTCAAGTTGTCGGTTATCAGAGTACCAAAGATACTCACCAACACGACCGCCAGCCAGTAGCGCCAGGGTTCATATTTTGGCGATTTAATCTGCAGCAACAACGTGGCTACCAGAACTAAACCCATTAAAACTGAGGTCAGGCTTAAACCGAAATGCAGGTTGAAGATGAGGTAGTCTGCGGCTGTTTCGCCAACCGTCGTCGACATCATCTTGATGATCCAGAATATCAGTGTGACTTCCGGCACCTTGTTGAAAGCATGGAAAGAGTCTTGCGATGGATGTTGCATGTTGCCCCCATAAGCCCAGTGGTTTACTCAAATATGTGAGGTAAATCTTAATCGTAAATTAAGAGGTCAGCTGTATCGTGTGAGACCCGGATCTGAAGTGAGTACCATCAGTGATGGTAAAGTGGAAAGTGGCGGACTGAGTAGCCACAAATTATTCCAACCAACTTCCTCTGATGAGAACCGGAGCTGCACTGTCATATGCTTCAGTAAGCAGTCATAAAGCCGGTGCAGCCTTGCTTAGGTTCACAATGGGGCATATCTGAATTGCATCGGAATGCCCCATGTCCAACTCTTCCACCCTCAAACTTGCCCTGGAACTGGCGGCCAAAGTCACCGGCCGGGAAGACCTGGCCGCTTTGGCGGGTGAGGTGCAGGAGCTGGGCCCTATCTCTGACGAGACGGCTGCCGAAACGGCGCAACTGGCCGAAACCCTCGAATCGTTAAGCCGCCAGCAGGCGCTGATCCAGCAGTTCAATGACTCCAAAGCCGCTCTGACCCAGCTTGAACTGGCGACAGTGCTCAGCCGCGACAAGCTGGAGCAGTTGCGCCGCTCCAGCCAAGCGGGCGCAGGAGATGCCAAGGCGCTGGCCGATCAGGAGCGTTTGCTGGCTTCCGAGGTCAAGCAGCTGGAGCGCCAGCTGGTCGCTCAGTCAGCCAGTCATACCCGCCTCCACGCAGGGCTAAAGCAGTCCGGGCTCGATACCAAGAACCTTGCCCAGGAACAGCAGCGCCTGCAGCGTGAGCTGACCAAGAGTGTTGCCCAGACCGAGCGGCTGGGGCGCGAGCTTAGTCAGGGTGGGCAGCAGGTTGGTGGCTTTCAGGGGGCTATCGGTAGCCTGACCGGGCGCCTGGTGGCACTTGCGGGTACCTGGTTCGGTATTCAGACCCTTACCACTCAGCTCACGGCTATGTTCCAGACCGGCGATCAGGCCGAGCGCCTCGATGTGCAGCTCAAGGCGGTAATGGGGTCGATTGTCGGTGGCAAAGAGGCGTCAGCCTGGATCCAGGATTTTGCCAAGAACACCCCCCTGCAGCTTGACGAGGTGACCCAGGTATTTGTGCGCCTCAAGGCGTTCGGCATCGACCCCATGGCGGGGGCCATGCAGGGCATTGTCGATCAGGCGTTCAAACTGGGTGGCAGCTTTGAAGAGGTGCAGGGCATCTCCCTTGCCCTTGGCCAAGCCTGGGCCAAGCAGAAACTGCAGGGCGAGGAGATCCTGCAGTTGATTGAGCGCGGTGTGCCGGTCTGGCAATTGCTTGAACAGGTCACCGGCAAGAACACCGCCGAGCTGCAGAAGCTATCAGAGGCCGGCAAACTTGGCCGCGACACTATCTCTGCCCTGATGAACGAGATTGCGGCGCAATCCTCGGGCGCTGCAGCCAACAACATGAGCCTGCTATCGGGCCTCATCTCCAACGCCCAGGACAACCTGGCCAAGTTCTACAGGATGGTGGCCGAGAACGGAGCACTGACCTGGCTCAAGAACCAGCTGGCGAGCCTCAACCGTGAATTTGACCAGATGGCTCAGGATGGCAGGCTGCAGGCGTGGGCCCAGCGCCTGTCCGATGGCTTTATCACCATGGGGGAAACCCTCAAATCCTTGATCCAAACCCTCTCTGAGTGGCGCACGGCATTGACCGTGCTGGCCCAAGCGTGGGTAGGGCTCAAGATTGTCGGCTGGATCGGGGATCTGCGCAGCCTCTATGCCCAGTTCATCGCCCTGCCCACGGCGACGGCGACGGCGGCCGGTGGCATGACCACCGCCGGTACAGTCGCCGCTGGTGCAGCCATCGGCGTCAGGGCGCTGGGCGCAGCGGTCAGGGGACTGCTGGCCGCCGTGACGGTGGAGGCCATCATCCAGATCACCCAGTTCGCCGCAGCCCTTCGTCAATTGGTACAGGCCGAGCTGGCACTCAGGGAGGCGCAAGGGCTGCGCTCAGAGACTCAGGCACGCCTCAATGGTCAGTTTGCCGCACTGTCAGCCGAGCTTGGTTTTGCCATCACCAGCATGGCAGATCTCGATCGCCTGGTGGCCGAGGGCAAGGTGCATTACGACGATGCCACCGGAAGCTGGCAGAAGGGGGCCGCCGCCGTCAAAGCCTTGGGGGATGAGGCCAAGAGTACCCGCGCTTATCTGGCCGAGATCAATGCGGTGGCCAAGCAAACCGCAGCCGATGGTCCGGCCAAGTTGGCCAAGGCGTTTGAAGAATTAGGGCTCGATTTCGAACGGGCCAATGGCCGTATCGGTGCGGGCTTTCAAAAGACCCTCGGCGCCCTGGATGTGCTGGTGGCGCACACCGGCGCCAGTAGTGCCGCCATCGAGGAGGCGCTGGCCGCCGCCTACAACAGCGCCAAGACCACCGCAGAGATCGATGCGGTGATCGAGCGTCAAAAGCAACTGGCCGCCCAGGGCAAGATCACCGGGGATGCGCTGGCCCGCTCCATGGCCATCGCCGCCGATGCCATGAGCAAGGTAAATGGGGGAAGCGGGGAGGTCAAGAAGGCGGTGGCAGCCATTGGCGATGGTTTTGACGACGCGGCGGCGCGGGCCAAGGGGGCGACCGACGCCATGCGGGCAGGGCTCAAGGGCGTGCAGGACGAGGCCGAGCAGACCCATGCCAGCCTCTCCAGCGGCGGTGGTGGCAGCAGTGGCAATACCCGCACCGTCAATACCGGCTCTTTCTACTACAAGAGCGTGGATATCAACAGCCTGCGCGGTAATGCCGAAGGGCTGGCCAATACCTTGGCCGGGGTGGAGGAGGAGCTGGCCCGCTACAGCCAGAAGGTCAAAGACATTCCGGCCTATAGCGAGTGGAGCAAGTATTACGGCGAGAAGTTCCAAAAGGAGATGGAGGCCATGCGGGCTCAGCTCAAGGCAGAGCTCAGCAAGGTCCAGGCCAAGGAGGTGGTCAGCCAGCCCCAGGTCGCGGCCCCGCCTCCCGTGCAATCCCCATCCCCCACGAGCGCATCCCCAGGGGATGGCCATCGCCCTGCAACCGAGCGGATCACCATCGAGCTCAAAGGGGCAAGGGGCTCGGCCGAACTGCAGGCCGACGAGGCCAATGCCCACACCTTTATCAACCTTCTGAAACAGCAGGGGCTGCGCTCATGAACGTGACGTTAAACAGCATTTCACTGCCCGATGACTTGGTCTGGCGCGATGAATTCGACTGGGCCCCCGTCGAACAGGTGGTGACGCCGACCCTCTCTGGGGCGCTTCTGGTGGAAGAGACCCCACGGCCAGAGGGACGCCCCATCACCCTGGTTGGTCATTGTGCTCGCGCCACCGTGCAGAGTCTCAAGGTGCTGGAGGCAGTACCCGGTCAGTTGCTGGCCCTGACCCTGCTGGACGGGATAGCCCGCACCGTTATCTGGCGCCGCCCCGGCGTGGTGGTCACGCCCCTGATCGAGATGGCCGACCCCGAGGCGGGTGAACCCTATGCCATGACCCTGAATTTCACCGAGGTAAGCCCATGACCATTCTTTCTGGTGACATCAAGCTGCTGACCAGCCAGCGGATGACGGACACCCCCGATGGGGGTGGCCGCATCACCGGCAAGGAGGTGGTCAGCGGTGAACACAACTCGATTTTCCCTGATGTGTCGGATCTTGATCGCGCCTATGGGGTGGTCAATATGCGCAAGGTCTACCTGGCCACCCAGACCGATGACACCGACACCTATTTCGGCGCCAATGCCACCGTGCTGCTGCCGCCGGCCGACCCCAACGTGGGGCTGTGCCTGATGAGCACCAAGGACCACCACGACACCCGGGCAGCGGCCCGCGACGTGCTGGAGCGCTATCTGGCGCGTGGCCCGAAGTGGCGCGGCTTTCTCTACGACACCCAGCTGGAAGGACAGCGGGCGGTCCGCTTCTTCCAGCGCGTCGAGGTGCGCCTGCCGGAGATCGGCGAGACCCTGGTGCTGGTCGGCGATGAGGGCAAGGCCGGCGAGTTCGAGCAGTATGTGCGCGTCCTAGAGGTCAACCAGGCACTGGCCAAGTTCCAGATCCCGGGGGTACCCGAGTTCACCCGCAACATCGTCACCTGCGTCCTGGCCGACCCGCTGCGCTACACCTTCGAGGGGGAGCAGCCGACCCCCTATGATGTGGTGACCAACGCCAAGACGGCCCTGCGCGAGACAGTGGTGGCCGATGCGGCCAACTACTACGCCAGCACCAAGTTGTCGGAAGATGTGGCGTTCGGCGCCATGCAGGTGAAGGCAAAGACCATTTTTACTCAGCTGGTGCCTGCAGCCCGCAGTGAAACCCCGGCCGTGGATCTGACGGCCGCCGGTGAGCTGGCCAGCCTGGTCGATTCCGGCAAAGGGCTGGTGAGTTTTAACACGGCCGCCAGCATCGCCCCCAGTCGTGGCCTGTTCCTCGGCAGCGGCGCCAAGCCGGGCACGGTGACCATCACCATCGGCGCGGCGGTGATCACCGACCGGGGTGGCGAGCTGGTTGTGGCCGGCTCGGTGATCGGGTCCATCGACTATGGCCGTGGCTCGCTGGAGTTCAACGCCCAGTGCCCGAACTACGGGACCGCCAGCAAGACGATCTCGTTTTGGCCAGCATCCCGCCCGTCGCGCATCGCCGACACCGCCCGCATCGAGATCAAGGCCAACAACCGGGGCTATGCCTACACCATCACCCTGCAGCCGACCCCGGCGCCTGGCACCCTCACCGTGTCCTTTATGGCACAGGGGAAGTGGTACGACTTGAAGGACAACGGCCGGGGCGAGCTGCGCGGCGCAGATCTCTCCTACGGATCCGGCACCCTCAACTTTGCCAGCGGCTCGGCGCTGATGACTCTGGGCGCCCTGCCGGATGTGGACACCTCGATCATGTTCAGCTGGGCCACCCCGGTGAACTACACCAACCGCAGCGGCCAGGCGATCAGCATCAGCAAGAGCGCCTGGCAGCTGCCCCATACCGGGATCACGCCAAAGAGCCTGGTGCTGACCTGGGGCGCCGGCAAGACCGCCAACGACTCGGTGGGGGATGGCAAGATCCGGGGCGACATTACCGGCACCATCAACTATGCCGAGGGCATCATCGATCTGGAGCACATCACCCTGCCGGCCCTCGGCCAGGAGTATGCGGCCCAGTACCAATATGGCGAGCCGGTGACCGAGCGCCACGTTGAACCGGGGCGCCTGAGCACCCCTGGGCAGGTGGGGCACCTCTCCATCACCCTGGACGGTTCTGGCGGTGGGGCGCACAACCTTACCCCGGGCTCGGTGCGGGTCAAGTTCAATGCCCTCTACCACAAGTTCGACGTGGACGACCAGGAGCTGGTGATCGCCACCCGTGACCCCATCATCACCCTACGCGATGACGGTCAGGGCAAGCTGATCGACGCCAGCGGCGTGGAGCTGGGGGCCATCGACTACACCGCCGGCACCCTGCATTTCATGCCGGACGGCAGCGCACCGCTGCCCAAACCAACCTACGCCTGGGTGACCGTGGGCACCCGCTGGGAGGGCAACAGCCAGATCGCGGTGCAGCGCTGGACCATGACCGGGATCGAGTACCACAACACCGCGTACACCTTCCCTGATGGCGAACAGGGCTGGGTCGAGGTGACCTACCGCAACAACAACAGCGCCCAGGCCCAGAATGCCACCCTGACCGCGCAGGCGCTGCGCATCGACGTGACCCCGGGCTTTGCCGAGGCGATCCTGGAGGGCTCGCTGCGCTTCACCCTGGGCGGCTCGACCTACGTTGACCGGCAGGGGTTGCTATACCGCAACCCGGACCCGGAGACTGGGGCGGGCATTCAGGCGGGCACCATCGACTATTCCAACGGGTTGGCGGTGCTGGCTGACTGGGCCGCCGGGCAGGCTGCCCAGCCGGCGCTGCAGTCGCTGGCCACCTCGTTCAGCGCCCAGTCGGTGGATGCGGTGACGTTCCGCACCCCGGGCGCCCCACTGGCACCGGGCAGCCTCTACATCAGCGCCAACACCGCCAGCGGCCGCCGCATCGAGGCCACGGCGGACGGGGACGGCTATTTCACCACGACCGACATGGATGGTCGGGTCAACTACCAGACCGGGATCGTGTCGGCACGCTTTGGCCGCAAGGTCACGGCCGCCGGCAACGAAACCCAGCCATGGTATGACCCTGACCAGGTAGGCGAGGACGGCAAGATCTGGAAACCGGTCAGCGTGGTGGCTGACACCATCCGGTTCAACTGCGTGGTGTTCAGCTATCTGCCGCTCGATGCCGACATCATCGGCCTGGATCCGGTGCGGCTGCCGTCCGATGGGCGGGTGCCGTTCATGCGCAAGGGCAACACCGTGGTGGTGCACAGCACCCAGCGCTCGGCGTTCCCGCTCGGGGTGACAGCCGGCCAGCAGCTCAATACCGGCCGCACTCGGCTGGCCTACGCCCATGTGGAGGACACGAACGGCAAGCGGCTGGCTGACGCGCTCTACAGCACCAACCTGGACAGCGGGGTGGTCACGCTAAGCAGTCCATTCAACCTGACCGGCTACGTGGAGCCGCTGACCGTGGTACACCGCATCGAGGACATGAGCCTGGTCAGCGATGTGGAGATATCAGGCCGGCTACAGCTGACCCGCCCGCTGTCACACGCCTACTCGGCCAGTGACACCTACGTGTCGAGCGCGCTGGTCATGGGCAACCTGTGGGCCCGCTACACCAGCCTGTTCGATCAGAAAACCTGGACCAACAAGTGGCAGGACTACGTGGACGGCGACCAGTCAACAGCCCAGTACAACGACACCGACTATCCGCTGCTGCTGACCAACCGGGCCACCATCGAGGAGCGCTGGGCGATCATCTTCCAGTCCAGTACCACTTTTGTGCTGGTCGGGGAGCATGTGGGCCAGATCGCGCTGGGGGATGTGAACACCGACTTTGCCCCCGCCAACCCGAACAATGGCCAGCCCTATTTTCGGTTGGACAAGCGCGGGTGGGGGGCAGGCTGGGCCGCCGGTAACGTACTGCGTTTCAACACCCAATCGGCCAACTTCCCGATCTGGGCGATCCGCACCGTGCTGCAGTCGGTGGCGGCCAGCCAGAGCGACAAGTTTGAGCTGCAGCTGCGCGGCAACGTCAACCGCTAACCGGTGGGGCAGTCTGCCCCACCCCTTATTTTGTCGTGGGGCACCGCGCCCTACCCATGGAGAAATGCAATGGCGACTTATCCGGTGAAGTTTTATTCAAGTGAAATGCAAGGGGCCCCTGCTCTTGGCGATTCAGTCGATGGCGCTCTTGCTGCATTGTTCAAGGCTATTCTGGCTACCGGTTTCGGTAACCTGACCATCAACGCCCTGTCGTTCGATACCGCCAAGGGCTGGGCGGTGGCGACCTTCACCGGCGGACATGCCTACCAGCAGGACTCGGTGATCCAGGTCGATGGGGTGAGCCCGGCAGCCTACAATGGCGAGCATCGGGTAATGCAGGTCAGTACCACTCAGGTGTGGTTTGAGATTGACGGCGGCAATCCCGGCTCGGCAGGGGCGGGTGCCTCGATGAACATGAAAGTTGCGCCGCTGGGTTGGACAGTGACTCACGAGAGCGGAGACGGAAAAGTAATTATTTTCCGCCCATCCAATATTAATGACTCTGGCAATGTGTCATGGCGTATAGATAACACAGCATTTACAGGATGGTCTGGTGCCAATGGTTTAGGGTCTTGGACCTACTTGGCAAAAATTCAGATGGTTGAGGATGTTGTTGATATCAACACGTTTACGCTCATCTATGAGCATCGTTGGCCAGCAACGCAACGCTATTCAGTGAAACAATGGGATTTAGTGGCTGACAGTCAAATGATTTATTGGCTGCCGTGCCTTGGGAACTACAGCTATCCGGCTGTTTATTGCGCAGGATATATTCGTTCAATCAGGCCGGGCGACCGTTATCATGCTGTTTTATGTCACTACAGCACTACCCTCACATCGGATAACCAGTCTACCTGGGCAAACCGCGATCAAACTAGCACTAACGCTTGGGGCACCCCGCTCACATCCTTTGACAGCTCAGGAAATAGAGCCATAGCAAGAGCCTATCACCAGCTGTTTGGTACGTCAGCTTGGTGGCTCAAAGGCTTATTCAGTCGGTTTGGTAATGGTTTATCTGTCCCCAACGGCCCTGATAACGCTTTTTATTTATCAACAGACCCCTGCATGGTGGTTGAGTCTGGCAACCATCTGCGTGGATATATGCCTGGGCTTATCGTTCCATACGCTGATATTACGGCATGGCATCGGAAAAATTTTAGCGATCTGCCCGCTTACCCTGGAAAGAAAATACGTTTTTTACGTGGCATGTATCAGCCTATCGTTTTCAACGTTGATCCACGCTCACTGATTGGGTTCGATATCACAGGACCGTGGAGGTAAGCCATGGCAAGCGATCAAGTATTGCGAGACATGATTTTAGCCAGCAACCCAGTGGGATATTACCCTCTGGATACCTTAACCAACCTGGGGAGGGATATTTCGCCATATGCCAATAATGGCAGTCAGAGCGGGACATTCCGGCAGCTTCTGACTCAACTGGCTGACATAGACATTGCCTTGGCTCAGGGGGCCGTAGCGGCCTTGGTGACCATTCCTGATCGGCCGGAATACAAGGGGCGCACTTTCACCATGGAGTGCATCATTGCACAGACGGAAGATGCCAACCTGGTGATCGCAGAGCGGGGTTCAGACAACCAGAACTGGTCTCTGCAAAGCGCCGGCTCTAGCTTTTCGATGCCGGTATCGTCCTATCAGTTTGTCCTTGGCCCCAGCACTATACCTGCCAATGGTAGAGCAGGCCCAACCATATTTGCTCACCTGATTTTTACCAGTGTCAACGGCCTCACCAAAATCTACCAAAACGGGGTCGCATTGATTGAGGCCAGCGCAGCTACTGGGAGCGGAATTCAGGGTAATCAGGGGACGTTACCCATCAATCTATTCTCCAGAAATGGCAACTATGGCTCATCGGCAGGTATTGCTCACGTTGCTTTCTATAACAGAGAACTGACCGCAGCAGAGCGACAAGCAAGGGCAGATATGTTCAACAAGCCCTATGAGGTAAAGCTGCAGAAAATGACGACAATCCCTGCCAACCAAGAGGCGCGTAGCCAGTTTCAACCGCAAGATATTGCGTGGATAGGTGATCCACCAATGTATTCAGGGCCAAACCCTGCACTGAAATTGATCCCGGCAACCCTTTGCAAGGGGCGAGATCAATGCTGGACCCGTGACGGTGTGCAAAACGTGCTGCAGGGTTACATCCGCAGCACGGTGACCATCAACGGGGAAGGGGTCAGACGCCGGGTACTCTGCTTTACCCAGGATGGGTATCTGGTTGGTGAGACCTACAGCCGGGCATCTGATGGGGTCTATCAGTTTGACCTGCTGTGGTTGAACCGGCGCTACATGGTGGTGGCTCAGGACGACCCAGCCTTTGGCCCCGCCGACTACAACGCGGTGGCAGCCGACTATCAGGCCCCGACCCCGTACCCGGCAAATGGCAGTGTGGTCCCGTTCTTCCAATAACCCAAGGAGCACCGCATGCTCAAGTTCAGTGACACGGTGCGCACCGACCGCGCCCAGGTGCTGGCCACGGCCATCGACACCGGCGCGGCCGGCCCTGCCACCTTGAAGATCTACACCGGTGGCCGGCCTGCTCCCGGGACTGCCATCACCAGCCAGCAGCTGCTGGTCACGCTGCAGTTCCAGAACCCCTGCGCGCAGTCGGTGACGGGTGGGGTGCTGACCCTCAAGCCGCTGGCCGAACAGATGGCCACCGGTAACGGTGCCCCCGCTTGGGGGCGCATCTTCAACCGGGACGGTGCCTTTGTGGCGGATCTCGATGTGGGGCCGCCGGCCAGCGGGGCCGATCTGGAGATCCCCACCGACGAGCTATTTGCCGGCGCCCTGGTGCGCATCAATACCGCGACCATCACCGAACCCTAACCGGAGCCACCTATGGCCAGAAAGGACGCCTCCCTTGAGCTGCGCAAGGCCCGCCAGAGCAATGGTAACCTGGAGCTTAACCAGGCCATGGTGGTGCGCTATGTGGCGGTGCTGCAGGGCACCAGCCTGCCGCCGGTGCTGGCCTGTTCGCCCGGGTTGGTGCTGCTTTCGGTGGTGGCCGGTCAGGTCACCGCCCCCGCACTGGTCGCCGATGCGGGGCTGATCTACCCCGGGACCCTGGCCAGCCAGCCCTCTGCAGCAGCGGCCGAGTTCGACGGCACCATCGTGATCTCCTGCGACATGGCGGTTACCACCGAGGCGGTGACTCATCGCATCGAGGCCGGCTATGACGTGAACGTGTTCAGGGGGCCAAGCCACGCCGTCGCCAGCGACTGGGAACCGTCCGGCACGGTCAGCAGCGGGGTGACCAGCGACTGGCAGCGCCCTGATACCGTGCAGGCCACCCCGGCCGCAGACTGGCAAGAGTCGGCGCCGGTGCCGGCCAGCGTGGGGCAGGTGAGCGAGGTGATGCCCAAGCGCTATGAGCTGGCCAGTGGGCTCTATGAGGAAGCCGTGCCAACGGGCACAGCGCACGGCCAGCCGTTCGACAACCTGCCGCCAGGGCATGCTGCCATCAGGACGCTGTGGGTCGAGGCCGAGCCGGTAGATCGCTGGCAGGTGAGCGGCTACCGCAACCCGCCCCGCTTTGACAAGGTTTGGCAGGCTGACCAGTGGCAGGAGGGGGTCAAGCTCGGCAAGGCCACCACCGGCCAGCAGTGGGGGCACGGTACGCCCAAGCACTGGCGCTGGCAGGAGCAGTGGGAGGAGGCCAAGCAGCCAGACCGAGGCATCAGCCCGGATCCGAAACCGCCGATCATCCCCGAGCGCCCCGACAAGCGCACCAAGGTGCTGGCGTTCGGCCGCAAGCGCGGCGACGCCTCGCTGGAGTTCGTCTGGTATGGGCAAGATGCCCGCATCGTAATCCCGACCCGGAGGGTTTATCTGGTGAGTAACACAGCAAGCATTGTGCGGGTTCGGGATGGACTCGATATCCCGGCCACCACCGTGAGCATCGAGCTCGACACCGACTCCTGGGCATGGCAGTTCAGCGCCCAGATCCCGCGCATCGCGGCGGCGGCCCTGACCGATGAAGAAGAGGTGAGCATCCACATCAACGGGCAGCAGTGGGAGTGCGTATGCGATGGCTGGCAGTCGAGTCAGAGTTTTGCCCGCGAGTCGGCCACGCTGACCGGTCGCTCGCGCACTGCCTATCTGTCGCCGACCCATGTGCTGGCGCAAGCGGTGAGCGAGAGCGCGGCGGCCACCATGGCCCAACTGGCAATGGCTGTGTTGCCGTTTGGTTGGACACTGGACTGGCTGGCGCCGGATTGGCTGGTACCGGCCGGATATTTCAGCCTGGATAACCAGACTCCGATCGAGGTGGTCAAGTACCTGGCCGAGGCGGCTGGCGGTTTTGTGCTGCCACACCAGCGCAATCAGCACCTGGTCATCAAGCCGCGCTATCCCACCGTGCCTTGGCAGCTTGAGAGCGCTCTGGCCGATGTGGCGATCCCCCGCGCCATCATCACCACCCTGGGCAGTGACTTCCTGCCGGGTCGAGCAGCCAACGGGATCTGGGTCAGTGGTGGCCATCAGAGGATCAGTGCGCGGGTAGTGCGCCAAGGTAGCGCAGGTGAACTGCAAGCACAGAGCATTACTCATCCGCTGGTGTGTGATGTGGCGGCAGCCCGTGCCCAGGGCATTGTGGGGCTGGCCAAGACCATGCCCAAGCGTACCCAGACTATCGAGCTGCCATTGTCAGCAGATACCGGCCTGATACTGCCAGGCGCGTTGCTCGCAGTGGATGGCTGGAAGGGTTACAACCGGGGCGTCAGGGTATCTGCTGCGCTGCAGAACAAGGCCATGACGGTACGCCAGCAGTTGAGTGTGGAGCGATTTGTATGAACCTGTTTAAGCGATTCCTTGAGCTGGTCCCCGGCGCTGACCCGCTGTTGGTTGGTACCGTGACCGCGATGGGTTCTACCACGACCACCATGGATACGTTGGCGGGCGGTACGATCACAGTACGGGGCACTGGGGTAGCCATTGGCAAGAAGGCATTCTACAGGGGAGGGGAGCTGGCAGGAGAAGCGCCGGATTTACCGACTTATGAGATAGAGGTTTAA